ACTTTAAGGTCTGAGTGGGGCGACGCGTACCAGTCAAAAGTGGAACTTGGACAGATGGTTATAAATAAGTTTTCCTCTGACCAAGATGTTAATGATTTTATTACCGCCACTCTTTCAAAAGACCCAAGAGGGATTAAGTTTCTATCACAAATAGGCAACCAATTTGCCGAAAATAAGATAGGCGACTTTAAGTACCAAAGACATTCTTTAACACCTGAAGAAATTGAAAGAGAAATTTCTTCAATAAAGAATGATATGAACCACCCTTATCGTAATCCTAATGCAACAGAAGCGGATCACAATAAGGCTGTTGAATATGTGAATGATCTATATAGGCAATTAAGCAAGTTTAGGACACGCTAAAAAAGCCCCTAACTTAGTTTTCAAGTGATCGGTCGGACATGCTTTAACACAGCCCCGATAAAAAAATGTAATGCGTAAGAGGCGACCCTCCTAGACAGAGGACACTCAAATCCCAAGCGTAGTCAGTGCAGTTTGGTTTTTAGTTAATCACTCAAAAATAGGAGGAGCCTTAAATGGCCGATACACAAAATATAGTATACGCACAAGCGTATGCCGCCAATATCATGCAGTTGGCGCAGCAGAAATATTCCAAGCTGCTCCCCATTTGCTATGTAAAGCCGAACGTCAAGGGTAAGACGTTTTTCCAAGATCAAATCGGCAAATGGTCTATGTCGACCAAGGGCGGTAGAAATGTTCAAACCCCGAATAACGATCCTAACCTTGGACGCAGAATGGGTACGCTTGTCGATTACCACGACAACCGTATGCTTGACCGCGGTGACGAGCTTAGGATGATCTCTGATCCTCGCTCTGCCTACACAATCGCGGCCGCTTCTGCTCTTGGCCGTCAGATTGATACGGAAATCGCAACGAAAATCCTTGCGACTGCAAAAAGCGGTGAAACAGGTTCTACCAACGTTACTCTTGGCACTACGTCCATTGGTGCGCACGTTAACCCTACCGGCACATCCACGGGTACAGCAGCCACTTTAACGTTTGCTCGCGTTCGGAATGCCAAGCGCATTCTTGATCTTGAGGACGTGGAAATGGAAGACCGTTTTGCGGTGGTAAGCCCTCACGCAATGGACCATCTCTTAAATACTACACAAGCAACTTCATCTGACTATGCGGCCGTCAAAGCCCTTGTCCGCGGTGAAATCGACACTTGGATGGGCTTTAAGTGGATCGTGTCTACTAACCTTTCATCTTCTGGAACGATTACAAGTTGCTTCTTTATGCAGCGTTATGCAATCGCCCTTGCTATGGGTTCTGAACCTTTAGTGAGAACCGATGAAAGAACAGACCTTTCATATTCTTGGCAGGTCTACTATGAGCTGAATATTGGCGCTGTGCGTCTTGAAGAAGCTCGCGTTGTGCAAATGGATTGCACATCTGAATAACGCCCAGAGATAGGCGAAAAGGAGAAATAAAATGGCTAGTGCATATTTCGCAAGTAACACTACGAAATACAACGCTGGTGGCTCAGGCGATAACATTATCGCTGATGGTTACATCAAAGCTGTGGAAAAAGTATGGATTGATAGCTATACGTTTGTTGCAGGAAATCCTACAAAGACCACGATTGATATCGCTGTGCTTCCAGATAATAAGAAGTTGACCTCGATACAAGTTATGATTGCGACTACAACGTCGCAAACTAACGGTACGTTGTCATTGGGATGGTCTGAAGATGCGACCTTCGGGACGATCATGTCACCCGTCACGATTACGCATAATGCGACTCTCTCGACAATCTCCCTGCCTACCGGCGGGATTCTTGGCAATGTTGTGACCATTGGCGGCCCCGATGCATTCAAAATCGGAGCTTTCCAAGAAGTTACTTCAGGAACTAAGAATACGATTACTCTCCAGATTAATAACTGGACAATGACAAACGGCACGATCAAAACGATCGTTCGTTACACATAAGAAAAAAGCTAGGGCGGGGGCCACAAGCCCCCGCTTTAGCCTTTCCTAGAGGAAACTAAATGGCTACTTACACAACAGTAGGAATTTGTAATCATGCACTTGTTCTTTGCGGTGCATCTCCTATAACAGCCCTTACAGATGATTCCGCTAATGCACGTTCATTAAACGCAATCTATGAGAACGCGAGGAAAGGTTTTCTTACAGAATGCCGGTGGACATTTTCGACAACTCGTTCAACTTTAGTAACTAACACCACCACAAATCTTATTCCTTGGAAATTTGATGAAGAAGCCTATGTGTATAACAGACCAGGCACAACTGGAAGCTGTTTAAGAATTTGGGATATGTCGGATACAGCCGCTATTTGGAGGGAAGAAGGCGAGTATATCATCTCTGATACTGATGGGCTTGGTGCGCGCTGGACTTGGGACAATTCAGAAGTTGGGATATGGAGGCCAAAAGCAATAAGCGCTTTTATGGATAAACTTTGTTCGGATATTTCATACATAATTATCAACTCAGTACAAAAAGCCGAAGTCTTCCTTACTAAATATGAAAAGATTTCATTACCTGCTGCTATGGCAGAAAACTCTCAAACAGGTTATCAACAGGAAGTAATAGACGATTATTGGCTCAAATCTAAATACGGACAAGACGGCAATCCAGCGAGGTCATACAACTAATGGCAGACCCTAGAAGATTATTTGACGCAAAAGATATAGAAGCGGCGGCTTTATATGCAAATCGTATAACAGGCGGTGCTGAAGATTTTTATCCTTTAAAAGTTGATTCGGATGGATATCTATTAATCAGTATGACCGTTGGATCGGTGAGTCTTTCATCAACAGCCTCAACTATTACAAACGCTGTAGGTAATCCTGTAAACGTAGCTCTTACAAGCACAAAAGTCACCGTTGAAGCGGCAGGGCTAAATGTAAATATAGCAAGTGCAACTCTTGGGACTGTGACGATAAGCGGAAACGTGAATGTTGCAACAGCAACGCTAGGTACTGTTACTGTTACTGGCACTGTAACCCCGTCCACTACGGCTTCAACAATTACCAATGCGGTAGGTAATCCTGTAAACGTGTCGCTCACAAATACCGCTGTTACAGCCGCTCTTTCCACGACAACAACTACGTCCCACATTGTCGCAGGTCAATCAGGTGTCGCCGCAGGTGTGGGTGCTACTGGTACAAACGTTTTACGTTTTGTTGAAGCAAGTGACGCAGGACGAACTCTAACTGGCGCGACTGGATCAATATCGGCGACATGGACATCAATATTTACCCCTACTAATAAAGCCAAGATATACGCTTTTTCTTTTACCACGACCTCGGCTTCAGAGGTTACTGTATTAATTTGTGACGGAGTATTTGCGAACGCCAAAGAAAAATGGCGCGCAACTCTCATGGCTCCGAGCGGGGCTAATTCAGGCGCTAACCTCGCAGTCACACCTCCCGCGTATTTATTCTCTAGTCGCTCTGCATCGGCTGTGACTATTAGCTTAAGCACCGCTGTTTTAGTTCATTATTCATTGTCATTCTTTGACGAAGCTTAGAAAGGATATATATGAAGAAGATTACACGTTGGTCGCCAGACACATGCGATTGCGTAATTGATTTTGAGTGGGATACTGATAATCCCGATTTACCCCATGTAGGAAAAGAAATAGTAAAAGCCTGTGATGCCCACAAAGGAAATGATGTGTCAAATGGGTATGCAAAAGTTTTAGACGAGAATCAAAGAAAAAATAAAGCCTTTAAACTCATTACAGATAACCTAATTGACTATGCAAAGCTGACGGACAGAGGTGAATCTATTATAGATAGAGAAAAAGTATCCTATTATTTTGATGCAGATAGAAAATTGGTTATTACAGCTAAAGATATAAAAAATCAAGATAAGACAAATATCCAGGCGATTATTGATTTAAATATTGGTACTGACAAGGTAATAGTAAATGGCTAATACGGTTACAGTTGCTTCTCAGGGCGAAACTCTCGGGCCAGGATTAACTCGATATGGACACTTGTCTGGCGATTTATTTTATGAGAATGCTGAAG